CTATCCTAATACATCAAGCCATCAAATTTTTTTATGCGATATAACAAACGGCAATAATGTTGACCTATATTCTTCCGATAATTCTCGGTTATAAGAAAAAATATTATTACTTTGGATAACCGATATTATCACTACTAATAATTTATAGATTAATAGTAATATTTTACAGTTAGATTGCTTTTTTTTAAAACTTGACCCCCCCCTATACCCCAAATTGTGGTCGCTGTTTATTATATATATATACACCGAACTCCAGGACACCTTTATACACACCTACACCTTTTACTTTCAATAACCTCAAAATAAACTATATGTGGTATATGAACTATTTTTCATCAGAAGATCTAGATTGTGTTTGTTTTATTGAAGAAAAAACTAACAATGTAGTAATTAAATTTTTTGGTATGCCTAATAACCAGTCTGCTGAACTATTTACATCTTACATTATGATGAGACTAGGATTTGAATACACACCTTTTGGAGAGCAAAACTTTAGCAAATCAATTCATTAGTTATGGATATTAAGATACCCTATACACCTAGGAAACATCAAGCTCACTTACATAGACAAATAGATAAATACAGATGGAATGTACTCGTATGCCATCGTAGGTTCGGTAAAACAGTATGCATGATCAACCACCTAATTAGGTCAGCATTACTGTCCAAACTCAAGAACCCTAGATTTGCATATATTGCACCTACCTTTAAACAAGCTAAGTCTATCGCATGGGATTACATGAAACAGTTCACCGCCAAAATACCCCACACCAAATTTAACGAAACAGAACTAAGAGTAGATTTGCCAAATGGTTCTCGTATCACTTTGCTAGGCTCAGAGTCTCCAGATGGATTAAGAGGGATTTACCTTGACGGATGTGTGATTGATGAATATGCAAACGTCAACAGTAAGTTATTTCCAGAAATTATTAGACCAGCATTATCAGATCGTAAAGGTTATTGTGTCTTTATTGGAACTCCGATGGGAATGAACAACAATTTTTATGAGTTGTATCAACACGCACAAGGTGCGGAAGATTGGTTTAACTACAAAGCTAAAGCGTCAGATACTAAAATTGTAGATCAAGATGAATTACAAAAAGCAAAAGAAGTTATGGGAGAGAAGAAGTACCTACAAGAGTTTGAGTGTGATTGGATAGCAAACATAGAAGGTGCAGTATATGGAGATATAATCTCTAAAATGGATGATGATAAACAATTATCTAGAGTTCCCTACGATCCTGCCTTACCTGTATCTACTGCATGGGATCTCGGTGTCTCCGACCACAGTAGTATAATATTTTATCAGCAGCTTGGCAGAAGCATAAGCATTATAGATTATCATGAAGAAAGAGGTCAAGGTTTACCTTACTATGTTCAGCTTGTTAAAGACAAAGACTACGTCTACAAAGATCACTTTGCACCACACGATATTGAAGTTACCGATTTTGGCAATGGCAAAACCAGGAGAGAGGTCGCCTACCAATTAGGAATTAGGTTCAAGGTAGTTCCAAAAATTCCACTAGAGGATGGTATACACGCAACCTCAATGACTTTGCCGAGATGCTGGATTGATACAGACCATTGCAAAAAGTTAATAGATGCGTTAAGACATTACCATAGGAAGTACATCGACAAAAATAGAATGTTTAGATCGAAACCTGTCCACGACTGGAGCAGTCATGCGTGTGATGCGATGAGGTATCTAGCTGTTGGGTTACAAGAAATTAATACTAGACAATCAGCTCCACAAAGTGTAGCAGATAATAGTTACAGGATTATATAATTATGGGATCAATATTTAGACCAAAAACACCACCGCTACCGCCAGTTCAACCTGCACCAGAGCCACCTCCAGCAGAAGTTTCAGCAGAGGAAAAAGAAGCTATCGCAAAAGAACAGGCAGCAGTTGAGAGAAGAAGAAGAGGTAGAAAATCTACAATACTTACTACTCCACTTGGTGTGCAGGATTCTGAAGAGGAAAAGTTAGAAACTTTATTAGGTAAATAATATGATTGGTAAAATGATTCCAAAATTGCTAAATGATCCGAAAATAAAAAAATTACTTAAAAAAACAATAAATACCAAAACTAAAACTAAAAATAAAATTAACACTAATACTAATACTAAAACAAAAAAAATAAGATATTCTTTAAGATCTAAAAGTGGAATAATAACTTCTGGTGGTTTGTTGTCAAACAATGTAAAAATATCTAAAAAAATATTATTAGGTAAATAAATGTTTGAAAAAATTAAAAAAATTTTTAAAAGAAAAACAAAAGTTAAACCTTTAGTTTTAAAAGATGAAAAAAGAACTTATGAAAAAAAGATAGATCATAGTAATGATATAACTTTTGAAAATGAAATTGTTAAACCACAAGTGAATGAAACAATAACTGAAACAAAATCAGAAACTAAATCATCACTAACATTAGGAGAATAATTATGGGTGGAGCAAGTACAGGTGGTGGTGGTGGAGGTGTCGGACCAGCAGGAGTAAGAGTTAGTAAAAAAGGTGTAAAAACTTATGGAACTGCAAAAGATGCTAAAAAAACATCAAGAAGAAATGAAACTAGAAAAGCGGTAACAGATTTTGTTAAAAGTGGTGGAATTGTTGGATCAGTTGTAAAAAGTGTTACTAAAAAAGCAAAACAATCTTTAGAAAAATCTAAAGCAAAAAGACAAGCTAATGTAGAATTAGGTTTAGGTACAGATAGAATGTCTAATTATTCTATTGATGAAGGTGGTACAAGAGAACGTGGTGGTGAAGCTGATAGAGTTCAAGGAATAGAAGCTCCACCAACTATAATTAAAAAAACTGCTGGTGGTCAAACAGTACAAGTTACAGCACCTACAGAAGCCGAGTTATCACAAAGTGCTGCAGCAGATGCAGATGATATTTATATTAGAAGAAAAAAATCAAAAGCAAGAGGTAGATCAATGATGACACTAACTTCTGCTCAAGGTGTAAAAGATAATAAATTAACATTAGGTAAACCAAGTTTATTAGGATCATAATGGCACGAACAGATTTAAGTAAAAGTTTATTGTCAAGATATGATAAACTTGAAAGTCAAAGACAAAACTGGGAAACGCATTGGCAGGAAGTTGCAGATTATATGCAACCAAGAAAAGCAGATGTAACAAAAAGCAGAGCAAGAGGTGATAAAAGAAATGAATTAATTTTTGATTCATCACCAATACAAGCAGTAGAATTATTAGCAGCATCATTACATGGTATGTTAACAAATCCATCAACACCTTGGTTTACCCTAAGATTTAAAGAAGAAGATATTGATAACGAAGAAGAAGCAAAAATTTGGTTAGAGTCTGCAACAGACGCAATGTACACAGCGTTTAATAGATCAAACTTCCAACAAGAAATATTTGAATTGTATCATGATCTAATTACGTTTGGAACTGCTGCAATGTTTATTGAAGAAGATAATGAAGATATAATTAAATTTTCAACAAGACATATCAATGAAGTATTTATTGCAGAAAATGACAAAGGTAGAATAGATACAATATTTAGAAAATTTAAAATATCTGCTAGAGCTGCAGTACAAAAATTTGGTGATACAGTTTCATCAGATATACAAGGTATCTTTAGAAAAGATCCTTATCAAGAAGTAGAAATATTACACGCAGTTTATCCAAGATCAGACTTTGATCCTAAGAAAAAAGATAAAGAAAATATGCCATTTGAATCTGTTTACTTAGAATATAAAAATGGAAATGAATTATCAATATCTGGATTTAAAGAATTTCCTTTTGTAGTACCAAGATACTTAAAAGCATCAAATGAAATTTATGGTAGATCTCCAGCAATGACAGCTTTGCCAGACGTTAAGATGTTAAACGAAATGTCAAAAACTACAATTAAAGCTGCACAGAAACAAGTTGACCCACCACTATTAGTTCCAGACGATGGTTTCTTACTTCCTGTAAGAACTGTACCAGGTGGATTAAATTTTTATAGAAGCGGTACTAGAGATAGAATTGAACCACTAAACATTGGTGCAAACAATCCATTAGGATTAAATATGGAAGAGCAAAGAAGAGATGCAATTAGAGCTGTGTTCTATGTTAATCAACTTATGATGCAACAAGGTCCACAAATGACAGCAACAGAAGTTATCCAAAGAAATGAAGAGAAGATGAGATTACTTGGTCCAGTATTAGGTAGACTACAATCAGAATTATTAAAACCATTAATTGATAGAGTGTTTAATATATTACTTAGAAACAATATGTTTTCACCAGCACCAGAATTTTTATCTGGTAGAGATATAGAAATAGAATATGTATCTCCACTTGCTAAAGCACAAAAATCTACAGAGCTACAATCTATTATGAGAGCAATAGAAATTTTAGGTAGTCTTGCAAACGTATCACCAGTATTTGATTATGTTAACTTTGATAATCTTGTGAAACACTTGGCAGACATAGTTGGTATGCCACAAAAATTATTAAAATCACAAAACGAAGTTAATGCTCAAAGACAAGAAGCAGCACAAGCTGCAGAACAACAACAACAAATGGCACAGATGCAACAAGTTGCACAAGCCGCAGGAGATGTAGCACCACTAGCAAAAGCATTGCCAGACGAAGCAAGAGCTGTAGCAAATGCTGAAGTGGAATAATATGGAACCAAATAAACAGTTAGAAAAACTTATAGAAGGGTTAAAGAAAAATTACGAATACATATTCAATACAGACGAAGGCAAAGAAGTCTTGGTCGATCTTGAAAAAAGATGTCATTATCATTCTACCACTAATGTAAAAGGTGATAGCCATGAAAGTGCATACATGGAGGGACAGCGTAGTGTTCTTCTATTTATTAAATCAATGCTACGAAAGGATAAAGGAAAATAAATATGTCAAGCGAACAGATAACACAGGAAACTGTGCCTGTAGAAACAACGACTACAGAAACAGTACAACCAACAGCAACACCAACTCCAGTTGCAAAAGCAGATACCCCTGCACCACAAACTTCTTGGAAAGATTCTATTAGTGAAGAGTACAGAGCTGATCCTAATATAGAAAAATTTACTGAGATAGATGCGTTAGCAAAAAGTTATATCAACGCAACTAAAATGATTGGTCAAGATAAAGTTGCAATACCAAATAATAATTCTACTGAAGATCAATGGAATGAAGTTTATGCAAAACTTGGTAGACCAGAATCTGCTGATAAATATTCTTTAGATGTAAATTCAGAAGTTGTAAATTTAGATGAAAATGCAATTAAATCTTTTGCAGAACAATCTCACAAACTTGGATTAAACAATAAACAAGCTCAAGGTATTTTAGAGTTCTATAAAAATAATATGGAAGGTTCTGCACAACAATCAAAAATTGATACTGAAACTGCACAAGCTCAAGCTGAACAACAGTTAAGAGCAGAGTGGGGTAGAGATTTTGAAGGTAAAGTAAAACAAGCTGGTGCATTAGCAAAAGCTAATATCAATCCAGAAGTTTTAGATATGCAATTACAAGATGGAACAAGAATAGGTGATCATCCAGAAATCATAAAAGGTTTTGCAAAGATAGCAAATATGATGTCAGAAGATAAAATTCTTGGTACTGAAAGTGAAAATGTAAATACTACTAAAGATATTGAATCTGAGATTGCAGCATTATCTAACGATAAAAATGGTCCATACTGGAACAGAATGCATCCAGATCATGATAAAGTAGTACAACAAGTTTATACTTTAAGAGAGATGTTAAATGCCAAGTGATAATAATCATCTTAATGATAAAGAAATTCGCTTAGAAATATTGCGGTTGATAAAGGAAGCAGGTTCTGAACAACAGAAAAATAATCCCTTGCCAACCGCAGACATTTATTATAAGTGGATTAATAGTAAGACAATTCGCAAGAACCTTACAGACAAGAAGGAAAGACTCTAGTCTAACAGACTTTAAATGCAAGAGATGCCTACCATTTGGTGGAGAACCTTTCTGATTATTTTAAATCAACAATAATATGGAGAGACAAATATGTCATCACAAATAACTACAGCTTTTGTACAGCAGTATTCTGCTAACATACAAATGCTATCTCAACAAATGGGATCGTTATTAAGAGACAAAGTCAGAGTTGAAAGTGTTACAGGTAAAAATGCTTTCTTCGATCAAGTTGGCTCAGTAACTGCTGTTTTAAAAACTAGCAGACATTCAGACACTCCACAAATAGACACTCCTCACTCAAGAAGAAGAGTATCTCTTGCGGATTATGAATTTGCTGATCTTATTGATCAACAAGACAAAGTAAGACTCTTAATTGATCCTACTTCATCTTATGCTCAAGCTGCTGCTATGGCAATGGGTAGAGCAATGGATGATGTGATTATTGCAGCTGCAACTGGTACAGCTTTCACAGGCGAAACTGGTGCAACTTCAACTGCGGCTCAAACAGCAATCGCTGCTGGTGGAGCTGGTTTAACAATCGCTAAGTTAAGAACTGCTAAGCAGACTTTTGATTTAGCTAGTGTTGATCCTTCAATCCCAAGACACATCGTTGTGGGACCAGAGCAAATCACAAACCTTTTATCAACTACTGAAGTAACAAGTTCAGATTTCAATACTGTAAAAGCATTAGTACAGGGTGAAATCGACTCGTTCCTTGGGTTTAAATTTACTGTATCAAACAGACTTGCAAAATCTGGTAATGACAGAACTTGCATAGCTTTCGCACAGGATGGAATCACTCTTGCGATTGGTAAAGACGTATCAGCTAGAATAGACGAAAGAGCAGACAAATCTTACGCTACTCAAGTTTACTACTGCCAATCAATCGGTGCTACTAGAATGGAAGAAGCTAAAGTTCTTGGTATAGTATGTCAAGAAGCGTAATAGGAGGATATTAATATGGCTACAGTTTATTCGATACAAAAGACTAAATGGGATCAGAACGTACCTTCCGAAAAGATCGACACTACTGAACTAAGTGGTAGAGTAAGAGTTGCTCATGCAGAGTATGAAGCATCTTCTCTAGCATCTGGTGATGTGATTCAAATGTTTAATTTACCAAATGGTGCAAGAATCATTTCTGGTAGATTAGCACATGACGCATTAGGTAGTTCAACTACTTTGTCAGTTGGTTACGCTGCTCACAATAATGCCGCTGGTACTGCTGTAAGTGCTGCTGCTGCTGCTTATAAAGCTGCTGCTGCTTCTACTTCTGCAACTGCAGTTAACGCTGCAAATACTATTGCATTAGGTGAAAACTCACTTGTAGACGCTGATAAGGATGGACTTCCTGTTTCAGTAACTATGGGTGGTGCTGCAGGTACTGGTACTATTCAATTAACTATGATGTACGTTGTAGATTAATAAGATAAAATTTTAGGCGGTGGAAGCGAGAGTGGAAGCCGCCTAGAGTGCATGAAGAAAATACAAGATTTAAAACCTGTATTACATTTTAAAAAAGATAATTATGTATATAGGTATGTGTTAGTAGATAGGTTTCAGAATGATAATAAAAATCATTATGGATTTGATACTAAAGAAGAGAGAACAACAGAAGAAATATTCGCTTTAGAAAAAGATAGACAGATAAGGCGAAAGTATATTATAAGGAAGTAGTATGGCATCAGTAGTAGATATTTGTAATGGAGCATTAAATCAATTAGGTGCAACAACTATACTTTCACTTACAGAAGATTCAAAAAACGCTAGACTTTGTAATCAAAGATATACTCAAGTAAGAGATGGTGTATTCAGATCACATCCTTGGAACTGCTTACAAAAAAGAGTTGAACTAGCAGCAGATACTACAGCTCCTGCATGGGGTTTTAAAGTTTCTTTTACATTACCATCAGATTGTTTAAGACTACTTAGAATATTAGATTATGAATCTAATTACAAAGTAGAAGGTAGAAAAATATTATCTAATACATCTAGTATGAAAATATTATATGTTGCTAGAGTTACTGATCCCAATGAGTATGATGAATTGTTAAGAGAAACATTATCTGCATCACTTGGTGCTGACATTGCTTTTGCAGTTACTTCTAATAATCAAACAGCTCAAAATATGTATCAACTGTTTCAAGATAAATTAAGAGATGCTAGATTTGTAGATTCAACTGAAGGTCAAAATATAGATCAAGATCTAGGAATGACAGACGCAATAGACGCAGGTAGTTTTATTAACTCAAGGTACTAAGCTATGGCTAGAGTTGCAGTTCAATTAACGAACTTTACAGGTGGTGAGTTATCTCCAAGATTAGATGGTAGAAACGATCTAGCAAAATATTCATCTGGTTGCTCAACCTTAGAAAATTTAGTGGTATATCCACATGGCTCGGCAGCTCGTAGACCAGGTACAAATTTTGTTGCTGAAGTAAAAGATAGCACAAAAAAAACAAGATTAATTCCTTTTGAATTTTCTACAACACAAACTTATATGCTAGAGTTTGGTGATCAATACATAAGATTTTATAAAGACAATGGTCAAATATTATCTGGTGGTTCAGCTTACGAAATATCTACGCCATACTTAGAAGCAGAACTATTTGATTTAAAATTTGCACAATCTGCAGACGTTATGTACATTTGTCATCCTAATCATGAAGTAGAAAAATTATCAAGAACAGGTCATACATCTTGGAGTTTAACTGATGTAGATTTTACTAAGGGACCATTCTTAGATGCTAATACTACAGGCACAACATTAACACCATCTAATGCAGCAACAGGATCAAGAACTATTACAGCTTCTGCGGCTACAGGAATAAATGGTGGGTCTGGATTTTTATCAACAGACGTTGGTAGACAAATACATTTTAATGATGGTTATGGAGTTATTACAGCAAGAGCAAGTTCAACATCTATAACTGTAAATGTAACTACAGCTTTTGCAAATGCTAACGCAATTACTAATTGGTATCTTGGAGCATTTTCAGACACTACAGGTCATCCTTCTTGCGTAACTTTTTTTGAACAAAGATTAGTTTTTGCTGCAACATTAAATAATCCACAAACAGTTTATTTTTCTAAATCTGGTGATTATGAAAATATGGATGCTAATCTTGGTGGAACTATTGCAGATGATGATGCTATTATTTATACGATTGCGTCTAACCAAGTTAATGCTATTCGTTTTATGACAGCAACAAGAACTTTAATTATTGGTACTGCAGGTGGTGAGTTTGCAGTAAGTGGAGGTGGTGCAGATAATGCAATCACTCCAACAAACATATTAATTAAAAAACAATCTAACCATGGTGCAGCTAATGTAGATGCTATTGCTGTAGGTAACGCAACATTATTTTTACAAAGAGCTAGAAGAAAAATTAGAGAACTAGCTTTTAACTTTGATGTAGATGGTTATGTAGCTCCAGACATGACAATCCTTGCTGAACACATTACTGAAGGTGGTTTAACACAAGTTGCATATCAACAAGAACCTAATCAAATTATTTATGCAACAAGAGAAGATGGAGAGTTAGTTGGATTAACTTATCAAAGAGAACAACAAGTAACTGCTTGGCATAGACATATTTTTGGTGGAAGATTTGGTATAGCAACATTAACAGTTTCTGATTATGCAAATATTGCAAATGGAACTAAATTAACTTTAACAAAATCAGATGGCACAACTGTAGATTTTAATTCTACTACAGGAACTGCTGGAACCAATGAATTTAAAACTGAAACTAATAACAATACTACAGCAACTAATTTAAAAACTGCAATCAATGCTCATGCTGATTTTACTGCAACAGTATCAAGTGCAGTAGTAACTGTTACTGAGACAGCACATGAAGCAACAGGATATTTAACTATTAAAAGTTTTGACAATACAAGACTAACTGCAACAAGCGAAGGTAAAGCAGTAGTAGATAGTGTAGCTGTTATTCCTACAGATGATAAAGAATATCAAACATGGGTAATTGTTAAGAGAACAATTAATGGTGCAACTAAAAGATATGTTGAATATTTAAACGAACTTGACTTTGACGAAACAGATAACACATCGTTTAATTTTTTAGATAGTGCATTAAGTTATAGTGGTAGTGCAGCAACAAACATTTCTGGATTATCTCATCTTGAGGGTCAAGTAGTTGCTATATTAGCAGATGGTTCAACTCATCCTAATAAAACTGTAAGTTCTGGTGCAATAACTTTAGATCGTTCAGCAAAAAATGTTAAAGTAGGTTTAGCTTTTACATCTTTATTACAAACAATGAGATTAGACGCTGGATCACAAGATGGTACATCACAAGGTAAAACTAAAAGAATATATGATATTACAGTTAGAATGTTTGAAACAATAGGAATAGAGGTTGGACCAGACTTGAATAATATGGAAAGAATACCTTTTAGATCTTCTGCTAACTTAATGGATGAAGGTATACCACCATTTACAGGAGATAAAGAAATAGAATTTAGAGGAAATTACGAGACAGATGGTTTTATTTTTGTTAGACAAACTCAACCTTTACCTTTTACAATTTTATCGTTATACCCAAGGTTAACTACTAATGATGGATAATATGTTATATATAGTACCCTACACAGCTGAACATGGAAAATTTATTTTATCTCAACAAATGAACCATAAAGTATTAGAAGCAGATAGACATTACATTAATGTTGATGGAGATGCTA